CTACTATATACCCGCCTTCGATTGCGTCTGAATGGGCAGGAATAAATGCTTCGTTGCCTTCGTTCTCTAGCGCCTTGGGTGTCAGCATCCTGATGATATCCTCGGTACTGAGTAGCCTTGCGTCTCGGGCCTGATCGCCTCCGACTTGGGCTATAGCGATCCTGTCTACTGCCTTACCATACGCTCTATCTAGTATGTCATTGCTAGCCTTGCGCCTTACCTCACCGTCCTGTTCAGGGTCACTGATTAACCCTGCTAGGCAAGCCACCGCTAAACCCGCGTGCTCTTTGCATAGTTCCTCAATAGCTTTGTTAATCTGCCGCTTAGTAGGCGTCACCCTGCGAGGGTCATAACCCACATTAAACGCCCCTGGATTATTTGTGCCTGATGCGGCATTACCTGGGGGCATATGTTTTGCTTATGTTTATTGGGTTTGTCATTTTCTGGATGAATTAACCCTTTTAGCCCGATTCCCCGGAACACCTTGTGTAGACGTTTCGCGAGCGGTTTGTGGCGTATTGTGCGTATCCTGTAGTGCCTGCTCTCGGCTCCAGGGGCTGCGATCTAGAGGGGCAACTACGTCTCTCATGCTTCCATGAGCCAAACAGCCCGCCACATGGACAGTTATATCACACACCTATTTTATGTCCATAACAATCTAAGCCTTGGCTTGTGTTCCGGACTTGTTTATGCATAAAACCCGTTACTGCCATTAATGGTATATCAAGCCGCCGTCCTTATGCAAAACTAATCTATTTACTGTATGTACATTATCTATTGGATAGCTATACTGAGGGTGTAGTTTATGTAATCACACAAAGGGAGTAACAGCATGAAATACGTCACTGGATACAACATGCCGGGTTATATGCCGGATAGCGATTGCAATGAATGCGAAGACCTGGAGTCAGCTAAAGCCGCGCTCGTTTGGGATATTGAGCACTATCTCGATTGCATGGCTGATTATGAGGAAGACGAAGGCTATGAGGCAGGCCATGCTGTACTGGCTGAGTTTGTCGCGGCACCAGCAATGCCTTGCAATGTGTATATAGGCGATTTGGTCTTCTGGATCACTGAAGCCTAGCAGCTAACTGACCTAGCGCATTCTCAGAGTGTGCTAGTGCGGCAATCCTGCCATTACTAGGGAGCATCACATGAAACTGACCAAAATAGGCACCTTCAAAATACCATCATACGCCGTCTGTTATCTGGAATACGGCGAGAATGGCGGTGATTTGTCAGACGATGACGAACAGGCAATTAATGAGTTTATCGCCACAGACTGCGCGGGATTCGATTGCCTGGTGTTCGATTGGGCTGATGACCACGAGTTTACCCATTACCCTGCGTTCGGGCTGCCTTGCGATGTAACAGAATGCACCATATACGGTCACAAAATCCGCGCTGCTAAGCGCATATAAGGGAGTAACTACCATGTCAGACACTATCACTGAATACATGCTAAACCAGGAATGCGAAGCCCTCGCTAAATCCATCGTGGAGGAGTACGAAGGCGACCGCGACGATATAGACGCACTGCGTGAGTACGCGCAGGAACGCGCTCACGAAGATGCCGACGGTCATCAGTGGGTAATCTATACCTACAAGGCGCGCCAGGTTGCTTCCATCGCGCCGGACGCTGCGGAGGAATATCTAGAAGAAATCAACGGCAGCAAGCCTTTTGCCGAATGTAGTACCTACGCAGAAGTAGTAACACACCTTGCCTATGCCGCGATGTATACCGGCATCATGTCTGCACTGGGCACCATTTTCGAGGAACTGGAAGCCGCGTAGTGCGGCTAAACCCATCATTTGAGGAGTAGAGACAATGGAAATCGACATAACAGACTTTTTTACCACTGAATACCCCGGCGACTATTCTAACAGTGTCGCCAATCTAGGCCAGGATGCCGCCAAAATAACGTGGAATGCCGCTATGGAATGCGATCACAACCTTATCGACACGGACGATAAACGCGCTGCATTACGCGCTCATGTCGCGGGGCTTGGCGCGTGGGACAGTGAAGAAATAGCAGAATGGACGGATCAAGAGTGTAACGCGCTGTTTATTCAATTGGTATCGGGTGACATGCAGGAATCGCCAATGGATGACAATTGGGACTGGGATGATTACGAGCAATTGTCAGAAGACGGGCAATGCTCTGGGCGTATTTTTCGCGGGCATGATGGCCGCGTATATTATGAATTGGGGATGTAATATATGGACACCATTTTCGAGGAACTAGAAGCCGCGTAGTGCGGCTTTTACCCACCCACTGAGGAGCAAATGTTATGGCAACACTACACAAAAACATCACCTATTACCCTGACCGCGCCACTGCGCATGGAACAATGGCAATGATTTGCCTGATGAAAGGCATTACTACTGCCAGGGTAGTGGAATATACGCTTGGTTATGCCATCCAAAAGCATAAAAGCGGCCCGTATTGGAACCACGTTAAAAACCGCTTTGAGTAATTACTCTAATGCCTGCCATTGGTGGGCATTGTAGTGATTGCATAGGGCGATCATAAACCGGAGATATGCCATGAAATATACGGAACAGGAATTAGACAACGCGGCAATTGCAGATCAATTGGCGGACGCTGAATTTGCAGAGAAACAAGCCGCCGACGGCCCGTATTACCCCGAACGCGGTATTACACGGGAATCACTATTAACCTATGCCGCACAGTGTCGCGCATTCGTTCAATCGCACAAAACCGGCGCACATGCCGCAGTATTGGGGAAATAGTTTATGGAAACCATAAAACATGCCGGAGGTCGCCCGCCATTGCCCCCTGGTAATCGGGCTGCGACCACTCTTGCCATCAGGCTACGCGAGGACCAAAAAGCCGCCTATGACGCCACAGCAAAGGCTAAAGGCGTTAAAACGGCAGCATGGATAAAGGCAACGCTAGATAGTGCGGTGAAATCCTGAAATACGGGCGGTTATGCCGCCCATATAGTCGCCAATCGGTCACTAGTGCTAATTATGTGCTAATCCCGGCCATTTTAGCCTTTAGCTCTCGGATTTTGGCTTTGTATTCGGTTTGTATGGCCTTTAGTTCCTCCACCCGGTACTGCCTTGGCTCCTGCGGTCCCTCAAGGCGCTCTAATCGCTCTGGCCCGATTTTCTCCAATAGCCTAGCTCGGTATAGGGCCAGGTTGCCGGAAAGCCAGTCATTGCAATGCGCGCACTGTGAATGGACGTTGTCAGGGTTATACCGCAACTCAGGGAAGCCGCCAACAGGCTTGAAGTGTCCCGCGTGGCGCTGTGAGCCTGTGTCACGATTGCACGATATGCAGGGTAACCCGTGGTCGCGTAATCTAACCCAACGATTAAAGATTGATTGCGTTTCTCTGTGGTGATCAGACAGAGTTTTCAGGCGCTCTAAATCCGCTTTCTTGCGCTCGCGCTTGGCTTTCGTTTCTTTGCCCCTATTCCGCAAGATGGCACATTGCACTGAACAGACTAGCTGTGTTGTGCTGCGCGGCTCAAACATCCGGCTACACACGCGGCAGGCTTTAGGCTTTGGGGTTTTCATGCTGCACCAATCCGGCAATAACGCCCCTTAATCTTTTCACTTCGTCGCAAAGAACAACGCTATCCCAATCGCTCGCTACAACTTGCACAACATAAAACAAGTCCATTTCTTTTTGCTCGGCCCTTTTCATGGCCTCATACACTGAGACATCACTTTTCTTTGCATTTATTCCGAACATAAACTATCCGCTCCCGCCCTACAGCCTTGTCGAAATGCCCAACCAGAATGAAGTCCTCGCCGCGCTTGGTTACAGTAAGCCCAAGGGCAGGAAGTATCCGGTCAGCAGTTGGACGCGAGGAATCATACCAGCGTGAATATCGTATTCGGCAGCGGCGGCAATGACTCGGTAGCTCTTGTGCAATGGGCTATTGAAAACAATCTACCTGATTTGCACGTCGCCTACAGCAACACCGGATGGGCCGCAGATTTTTGGGCAGAGAGGTTGGATAAGTTCCGCGCATTGGTTGAAACGGTCGGTGTCTATCACGAGATAGCGAGCGAGGGCATGGTGTCGCTAGTAACCCGTAAGAGGGGATGGCCGCGCAATGGTATGGCGTTTTGCTCCTTTGAGTTGAAAATAAAACCGGCGATGGCATGGCTAGAAACCATTGACCCAGATCAAGAGGCGACGTGTTTAGTGGGTATTCGCCGGTCAGAGTCTGCGAAACGCGCACAATGGCCGGAATGGGTGGAAGAGTCAGAGAACCACGGAGGAAGGTCGCTACATTCGCCACTGGTTCGATACTCAGACGATGAGCGCAACGAACTAATACTGAGGGCGGGGTTTGACGTCCTGCCCCACAGGAGCATGGAGTGCTACCCGTGCGTGAACGCTGGCAGGGCCGATATTGCCATGCTGGACAGCGCGAGGGTGGATTACATCGAATCGGTAGAGATTGGCCTTGGCGTCGGCGTGATTTCTGGTAAAGCCAAGACGATGTTTAGACCGGCAACCAAAAAAGGCGCGACAGGTATTCGCGAGGTTTGGCAATGGGCGCAGACGAGCAACTTTACACCAGGCCAATCGGACATATTTTGTGATAGCGGGTTTTGCGGGTGAGCGACCTATCCACCAAACCCTGCCCAGAGTGCGGCGGCAGAATGCTGGAGATAATCCGGCAGGACAACCCGAAAGAGCGCAAGGGCTGGCATTGCATGGCGGGGCATTTTGATAAAGCGGTAGGGCGGGAGCGGATAGTAAATGGCGGGAAAGATGAGCAAGCTGCGCAAGTCGGCAAAGGGGCGCGAGTGCCAGATACGGATTCCAGGTGTATGCAACGGAAACCCTGAAACCGTGGTGCTATGCCATCTGCCGGGCGGCGGCATGGGTGCCAAGACGCACGATATGTTCGGGGCGTTTGGATGCCATGCCTGCCATGACGCGACAGACGGCAGGAGTAGGACAGGGTACGACGCCAACGCTATTAAGCTGTGGTTTATGGAGGGGGTAATCAGGACGCAGCAAATTTGGCTAGAAGAGGGGTTAATCCATGTCTGAAAGCTCGGAGCAGAAGACCATCGTGGCGTATTTCCGCACCAAATACCCGCAGTACGCCATGTCGCTACGGGTGAGCCAGTCGGGTGGATTTCGAGGCAAGGGCAGGGAAGGCGCTATCAGGTCGCGCAACGTGCAGAGCATGGGCGGCGTTACCGGCGAGGCAGACATTGCTATCCTGCTGCCCCGTGGCGGTTTTGGTAGCCTCCTGATTGAGCACAAGGCCGCAGACGGGCGTTACGGCGCTACCCCTATGCAACTATCCTATTTGGAGTATCACCGCTCACAGGGCAATTGCGCGGTGCTCACAAAAGGGATTGAGGAGGCGATAGCCGCCATTGACGATTACATGGGGGCGAAGTGGCCGAGCACAAAGCCAAAATCCGAGAGCTAAAGGCTAAAATGGCCGGGATTAGCCCTAGTGACTGACTGGCGACTATTACGCTAGACACAACCCAAAGCATGTGCAATTATGTGCAGAACACTGCGCAGAGTACGCATGATGCCAGCAGGTCGCCCTCCAAGATACAGCAACCCCGAGGAAATGCAGGCCATCATTGACGCCTATTTCGCGGAGAGGCTTGCAGGCGACCCGCCAAAACCCCCAACAATATCAGGGCTTGCGTATGCCCTTGAAATGACTACAGAAAGTCTCAGAAACTACGAGAACCGCGATCAATTCTTTGCGACAGTAAAAAGAGCAAAGCAAAGAGTCGAAATGTCATTGGAGGAAAGGCTTGATGCTTCTGCCCCAACAGGCGCGATATTCAACCTAAAGAACAACTTCGGGTGGAAAGACCAGCAAGACCACGCATTCACCGGCCCTGTTCAAGTCACTATCTCAGGAAAGGACGCAAGTGTCTGAGTTCAGGCTAACCGCCGCTCAAGACTCCGCGATGGACTGCCTGATTAGCCAATCGACTCATTGTGCATTAGGGGGAGGCTCAAGGTCAGGCAAGACGTTCCTATTGGTTCGCGCCGTAGTCCTGAGAGCCTTGAAGGAACCCAAGAGCCGGCACGCCATATTCCGCTACCGCTTCAACGCCATCAAAGCCTCAGTCATCTACGACACACTGCCAAAGGTATTTGAGCTGTGCTTCCCTGGGGTATGGCAACACTGCGACCTGAACAAGACAGACTGGTTTCTCAAGCTACCCAACGGTTCAGAGATATGGTTTTGCGGGCTGGACGACAAAGAGCGCACCGAGAAGATACTCGGGCTTGAGTTCGCTACCCTGTACTTCAACGAATGCTCGCAGATACCCTTCGCATCTATCACACTAGCAATGACCCGACTGGCCCAAAAGACAGAAGGCTTGAGGCTGAAGGCTTACTACGACTTCAACCCGCCAAGTAAGAAGCATTGGACCTATCGCCGGTTCGTGGAAAAGAAAGACCCCGACAGCGGGCAGCCGGACAAGAACCCCGACAACTACCGGCTTTACCTGATTAACCCTTCCGATAACCGGGAGAATCTCGACCCTGAATACCTCAGTATGCTGGACAGCCTGCCGGAAAGGGCGCGCAACCGCTTCCTGTTGGGCCGGTTCACTGATGACACTGACGGGGCTTTGTGGACGGATGAGCTAATCGCCAACAACCGAAAACTGGGCAGGCTTGAGGAGAATATCCCCGACTTCCTCCGCGTTGTGGTGGCCGTTGACCCGTCCGGCTGTTCAGGCGATCAGGACACCCGCTCTGATGAGATTGGCATCACGGTCTGCGCCCTTGGCACCGATGGGCATGGCTACTTGCTAGAAGACTTGTCAGGCCATTACGGCCCTGCTGATTGGGGCAGAATCGCAACGGACGCCTATAACCGCCATTCCGCAGACAGGATAGTCGGAGAGCGCAACTTCGGTGGGGCAATGGTTGAGGCCGTGATAAGGGCTGCAAACCCCGATGTACCCTACCGTGATGTGACCGCCTCCAGGGGCAAGGTTGTGAGGGCAGAGCCTGTCGCCGCTCTATATGAACAAGGCAAAGTTCACCATATTGGCTACTTCCCAGAACTGGAAGATCAACTTTGCGGCATGACTACCTCCGGTTACGGTGGCCTGAAGTCACCTGACCGCGCCGACTCCCTTGTGTGGGGTTTTACTGAGTTGTTCCCGATGATGACACGCAAGGTCGAGGAACCCATCAAATTGAAATTTGCGAGGTTAGGTTAATGCCTACCCAACAGAACTACGAAGATCACACATGGATGCTGGAGGCGCTCAAGAAAGCGCAGGACGACGACCACGACAATCGAGAGATGGCGCGAGAGGCTCACCGCTTTGTTAATGACCGCGATGGCCAGTGGGAAGACAAGTGGCGGGAGGTCTACAACGGGCGTCCCCGCTATACCTTCGACCTGACTAACCCAATGATTGAGCAGATCACCGGCTCGATTGCCAAGTCTGATTACAGCATCAAGGTACTACCGGCAGGCGGCAAGGCATCCAAGGAAGCCGCGAGAAAGTATGATGGCATCGTCCGGCACATCGAGGCCATCAGTAACGCCAACGAAATCTACAGCAAGAGCGGTAGGTCAATGGCTGTCGAGGGCTGCAACGGATGGGAAGTGGTTCAGGCGTATCAGGATGGGGATTCATTCGACCAGGATCTGATGATTTCCACAGTTCCGAACTGGCTCAACCGCGTATGGCTCGGCCCGCACACCGACCAGGATGGAAGTGACGCGCCCTATGGGTGGAAGCTCATCGGCATGACCGAGGATGAATACCGGGCCAAGTATCCCAAGCGGGATATACCTTCAAGCGTCTCGACTGATGAAACCTCGTTTAACTTCCGCTATGGCGGGCGCGAGGACTTAATCCTTGTTGGGACGTTCTATTACAAAAAGCCCGTCGAGAGAGAATTGGTCATCATGTCAAACGGTCAGACCTACGTTGTGGACGATGAGTTTGAAGCCTTGGCCGATGAGTTGGCGCTATTAGGCGTTACCGAGCTTCGCCGCCGCACCCGTACCGTGCTTAAGGTCTGCACTCGTATCTTTGATAACTCCGATTGGATAGGCAAGCCGCAGGAAACGGTGTTCGAGAACTGGATACCATTAGTCCCGCTTTATGCCAATTTCGACTATGTGGATGACTGCGTGGAATACTACGGCGCTGTCGAAAAGATGATGGACTGGCAGCGCGTCTATAACTATTCCATGACGCGGGAAATCGAGGACGGTGCTTTCGCTCCCCGTAAAAAGTACTGGATGACGCCGAAGCAGGCGCAAGGGCATGAGCAAACGCTTGAAACCCTGAACACCAACAATGACCCCGTTCAAATCTTCAATTCAGACCCTGAAATGCCCGGTTATCCAGGCTACCTCGGAGGCGCTCAGGTAAACGAAGGGCTTCGCATCATATCCGAGTCCATGAGGACGGGATTACCCATGTCTGCGGGCCTGTTCGCTGCGTCACTTGGCGACAATCCCGGCCTGCAATCCGGTGTAGCTATTGACCTACTGCAAGAGCGCGGCGACGTAGGCTCTAACAAATACATTGATGCGAGGACGATTGCCCAACGGCAGACCGGGCGCATTTTGGTCAACGCCATCCCAAGGGTTTACGACATAGGGCGCGAGGTCAGAATCCTGTCTGATGACGGCTCTGTGGACATGGAACTGATCGGCACCACGATACAAGACCAGCAGACCGGGCGAGTTATCACTTTGCACGACTTGGCCGAGGGTCAGTATGACGTGACGTGTACTGCCGGGCCTTCCTTCACCAACCGCCAAGGGCAGACGGTTGACGCCCTGACCAAGCTCGGCACTGTTGACCCATCCGTGATTCAGCTTGGCGGGGACATTCTCGCCAACAACGTGAACGGGCCGGGGATGGAAATCATCGCCAAGAGGAAAAGGCGGCAGTTGTTTACTTCGGGTGTATTGTCACCTGACGAGCTGACCGAGGAAGAACAGCAGGAAATGCAGGCCAATCAGCAGCAGCCGCAGGAAGATCCGATGATGGTCGCTGCGAGGGCCGAGGAAGCCAAAGCACAAGCCGACCTGATGAGCGCCCAAACCAAGCAAATGGAAGCGCAGATAGACGCACAGGTGAAGATGAAGGAGGCCGAACAGAAGGACAAGGAGCTGCAAATCCGCGCCTATGAAGCCGAAACCAAGCGGTTTGAGGCTGACATTGACCGCTCCAAGGCATTGGCAGAGATAAAAGGGAAGGGCGCACAAGCCGCCAAGCTGTTGGCCGAGGCGCAGGCTCAAGACATAGAAAATGATGCGGTAATGAGCGGCATCACCAACATCGTAGACCGCCTCCGTGGGTAAGCTATCGGGATTAAACGAAAGTTTAGCGGCGATTGTGAAGCCGCGATTGCCTGACTATCACGACCCAAGGTTTGCGTTGCCGGAACCGGAAGATACCGCCATGCTAGAGGCGCTGAATGCGCTTGTGACAGCGGTTAACGGGATAACCATCCCCGAGGTAAAGATTGACCTGAATGCAGCCATAGGCAAGCTGGTGAAGGCTGTAAACAGCATTCAATTCCCTGAATCAAAGCCTATCGACCTGACCACACTGATTGAGGCCATCAAAGGCGTCAGCATGGAGGTGGAGATACCCGAACACAAACCAATGGAACCTTGCGCCTACACCTTCACTGTCCAGCGTAATGAAATGGGCGTGATGACCGGTGTTACAGCGGTTCCTGGCGTTGTCGAAGCACCCGATAAACCTGACACAGCGAGTTACGAATAATGGCGGTTGTACTTGGCACAAGCTCAGGGTTCGTCACGGTTGCCCCGACTGCTGACCCCAATGGCGGGGTTAATTTTACAATAGACGATGCGGCTATCGTCACAAAACACACCACGCCTTCCGGTGTCGGAAAGATCACGGAGGTAGGCTGGTATCGCGGGGCAGGAACGAATACAGCAAATTGGGAAATAGGACTGTACTCGGACAATGCTGGCGTCCCTGACGTGCGGCTACAGGTGGAGGCGACTAATTCCAGTTCCTCAACAGGATGGCTTACTAGGACTGTCAATTGGGCTATTTCACCTAGCACGGTATATTGGCTTGCGGTGCAGATGGACGCACACACTGGGTCAAGTACGCTTGATGGCGAAGCAAGTGGTGGCGTAGGCAGGGACACGATTAGTCCGGCTACCACTCTAAATAACCCGTTCGGAGGCGGCGCTATCGGGAATGCTGTTGGCATGGCCGCGATATATGGCCTTGTCGCGCCTTCATTTGTTCCTGCTTGGGGCGCTAAAGCCACCACAATTATAGGCGGTGCATTCTGATGTTTCGCAAAAACGTAGCGGGGCAGTTCATCCATTTTCAGGGCGTTGACGCGGCTACGGGCGGCATTAAAAGCGAGGTGACGTGGACGGTTCGCAGGTGCATAGATGGCACCTTTGCTGCGGCTACGGGGACGGCTACCGAAGACGGCACAACGGGCTGGTATAAGTTCGCGCTGTCCCAGGCCGATACCAACGGCAATAACATCGCGTTTAACTTCACTGGCACCGGGGCGATACCTCAGACGGTGAACATTGTGACTACGGCATGTGATCCGACTTCGACCGCTTTCGGTCTATCCATCGCTAAAACCACTAACATCACCGGATTTAACGACATTGCGGCTACTGACATTGTGAGTTCCGGGGCTATCACAACGTCAAGCGGCGCGGTATCGACGGTCACTACAACTGCGACAGCAACTAACCTGACAAACCTGCCGACCATCCCTGCCAACTGGCTCACGGCTGCGGGCACGGCTGCTGACTTCACAACAGAGATACAGGCAGGGATTGCAACGCAGGCAAGCGTAGACACTATCGACGGCATTGTTTACGCGATTCTAGTGGATACCACGACAGACATTCCGGCGCAGATTGCTGCCCTGAATAACCTGTCTAGTGCTGATGTTACTGCCGCTGTGCCGACAGCGACACAGAACGCCGACGCCTTGCTGAATAGGGATATGGCGGCGGTATCTGACACCAACGCCCGCAGTCCGTTGAATGCTCTGCGGTTCCTCCGTAACAAGTTCTCAAGCGCAGCCGGTGTGCTGACGGTTACGAAGGAAAATGATTCCACAACCGCGTGGACTGCGACTCTAACAAGCGATGCGGCGGCAGAGCCAATCGTCGGGATTGACCCCACCTAATGCGCTCTCCCCTATTCCTGCTAGGGCTATCCACGCCTCAGTTAGCGCCGATAACACAGGGCTTCCTGTCCCCTCTGTGGCTGTTGGGCATATCGGGCGAAACAGGCGTAATCCCGCCTGTAACGGTGTTCCAGCGTGGCGGTCACAACGATGACGATGAAGTGATGGGGATTGTCTTGGCGTTCATGGGAGTAATCGCAAATGGGCGTACCTAGAACACTAGCCAAGGGTTTATCGAAGCTCAAGGAAGCGGCTCAAGCCCGTAAAGCCGCCGATGTTGCAGGAGTAATGCCCTACGCAGGAGCCACAGCAGCGGCTTTAGCAGGTGTCACAGGCTCACAGGAGGCCGAGGCAGGCACTATGTCTGCCGCTGCGAAAGCCTACGCGAAATATATGTCAAAGCGCACATGGAAAAGCGCAGACGAGGCAACGGTATATCTCAGGGAAAAGATTGCAAAAGACAACGCAGCCGGATGGGGGCGACCTGTAGACCCTGCAATTGTCGATGAATTTAACTTCGTCAAACACGGCAAAGACGTAAAAATCTCGCAAAGAGGTATGGCAGAAAAACGCAAGCCGGTTGGCTTTACTCTCGAGCAAGATGGCGCGGCAATGGTTGGTGATTGGGGTAAGAAGGATTTAAACGATTACACGGAGGGATTTGCAGATCAATTACGCGGCTATGTTGACCTTGATTCTATACCGCAAGAAAAACTAGCGGGCGGCTACAACGCTTATGGTTGGGAGGCGTTATCTCGAGGCGGCGAAATCCCTCCGATTACGTTGAAGGCTAACAAAAACGGCTCGCTGTCCATTCTCGACGGAAACCATAGACTGCGTTTTGCTCGAGACAGGGGCGACGACCAAATACCGGCAACCATAGTGGGCGAAGTTAAAGGGCTAACCCCTCGAGAGCGCGGCTCAGTCAACCCGTTACTGCTTGCTGGAACCGCTACATTAGCCGGTACAGGCATGGCTCTTAATTCACGCGAAGCCGAGGCAGGCCCACTGCAAACCCTTGGACGCGCTGCGCCATACCTGACATCTGCCGCATTGGGCGGCGCTGCTGCGCTGCAATCGCCCGAGGCTGAATCGTTCGTCACTCAATCTGTTATCGACCCATCCTATGAGGCATACATCCGCGACGAGATGGAAGCCCGCACAGCCGCTGACAAGTTCGCACAGATGCGCGGAAGCAAGGCAGGTTATTGGGAAGCCCGCAGGCAGGAACTGTTGGATATGGTGAATGGTTTGGGCGAGATGGCAAACAACGTGGTACTGCCCGCCCTCGACAAGCCGCTGCAAGGGTATTTGGGGTTGGCAGGAACACTCGGCACCCTGGCATCCGGTGGCGGCTTTGAGCAGGCGATTCAGGCCGGTGCTCGCAACGCTACCCAACCGATTGACCAAACGACCTATGGCTATGGTGGCGCTGTTACTGACGCGCTATCACCCTATACAACCCCCGAAGCCGCAGCAGCAGCCGGGGCATTGGTTCATGGCGGGATACAGATAGCCAGTCCGTTTTAAAGCGAACGGAGGCGCGTTTCCTCCGGCAACTAGAGGGTAAGACGATGGGCGAAGAAGCATACACAATTGATGGACCCGAAGAACTGACAGGCGAGGAATTGACGCCGGTTCCTGAAACCGCGCCAGAGCCGGAAGCAAAAGCCGAGGCACCGGAACCGGAAGCCAAGAAAGCCCCGCCTCCACTGACCCCTGAACAACAGGAATCAGTTAACGAAGCCATAGGCAAGAAAGTCGCCAAGCAGCGGGAGGCCGAACGGCAGGCGCAAGAGTACCA